CATCAAATCATCATATCGGGCAGATAACATCTGTTTAGCTTGGTTATCCCTATTGTTAATTTTATGCTGTACATCTTTGCCCTGCACTGAGTTACTCTCAAATATTTCAATCTTACCGATGTTGGTATTTATCTTTGCTGGATAGGTTAATCCATCAGGACCAAATCTGTTCTTTATCACATGAAAACGACCAGTATTACCTATCTTATCTTCTATCTTACGACTTAACGACATTACGAAATCTGCTGTCATTACCTTTGCATAGGATTCAGCAACTTTACTAGCTTCAATGACATCCTCATCTAAAGCACTTCTGTTTGCCTGTGATGCTGTCCAAACAGGTATTTGTAACTCACCAGCCATACCTCTCAAATCCTCATAAATGTTACCTAATGCATGTCTCATTTCACTTGACTTATGGACATCCCTCATAATATCAGCATAGTCCACCAATACCATATCAACTTTCTGACCAAATGTGGTTACTTTTTTGAGGTGAGCAGATAATGTATTCACAGTACAAGATTTGGTTGGATAATATTTGATTGTTAAATTACCCTTTAGTTTGAATAGTTTCTCCATCACCTCTTCTTTGTGATACTTTAGATTTTGACTCTCCACTCCACTAAAAATACTATCGTATCGTAATCCAACATAACTCTCATTCAACTCCAAAGTATAATGAACCACATTCAATCCCTGCGAAAGAGCGTAAGCACCCATAGCACTCAACACCCACGACTTACCAATACCAGCAGGCGCCACAACAACACCCAACTCTCCTGCACCTAAACCACCTTGCATAAGTTCATTCATTATATCCCACGGTGTTGGTGATGTTACACGAGCAGATTCTTCATATCTGGCATCTATATCCTGTAAATAGTCATGTCCTAAGTTTCTCTCCACACCAGCCTGCATAGCATCATCAATCAAACTCTTAATCTCATCAGTATTTCCATCCACCTCTAATATCTGTGCTGATTTAATTATGGCGTCTTTCAATACCTGTGATTTATGGAAGTCCAAAGCCTTATCTTTTACATACTCTAAGTCACTAGCCTCTGTATTCTTATAGACATCCTTCAACACTTCCTTTACATTTACCTGTAGGTTTTCCGATTCTATCTCAGCTATCTTTATCTTAAAGACTTCCATAGTAATGGTGTCTTTGTAATCATTGTAATACTTATGTATTTCCTTCAACACCCATCTAAAAGCATCATTACCCAAATACTTAGCATCTAATATGTCGTGAATCTGTTCCAAAAACAATTTGTCAGTCATCAGACAAACTAAGAACTTTATCTGAAAGCTATATCCAAATTCTGATATGTTTTTTCTATCACTCATTTATTATTCCAATAATGTTGTAATAACATAAACTCAGTTATCCAATTATCAAAGTTAGGTATATGTCCCCATAACTTATCCTCAACCATTAATCTCTGTAGTTTATATTTGGTTATCTGTGGTTCATTATCACGAACAGTATCTGTTATCTTTAACTTCGTATGATTTGGTATATCAGGATCTTGCAACTGCATTAATATGTAATTTCTCTTAACAACTAACTCCTCATCCTTAATCATTTTAGATATTCTTGTAGTTTTAGAACCTGCACTATCTATCAACATCTTAACATCGAACTTTTCATTTTCTGTAAGCATCGGAAACTCTTTAACCATAGATTTTGTACCCACACCCTTCACACCAGCTATTCTATCCGATTTATCACCTTCCACAGTCCTACAAGTTAATATGTTTTTTGGGTAAACTCCAAACTCTTTTTTCACCAATTCTTCATTATATGTTATTTTCTTTGTCGGTGAATAAAGTTCTACCCTATCCGATACCAATTGTAGGAAGTCTTTATCAGTAGACATAATCGTACATTTAGAATCTTTTAGTGTGGTGTTTGTTAAGTAGCCAATGACATCATCAGCCTCTACACCATCAGCAGATATTACTGTTATCGGTAGATGTTCTAAGTATTCTAACAACCGAACTAATTGAATCCTAAGAGATTGCGCTTCATCTGTAGGTGTAGCAGACCAATCCACTCTACGATTTAGTCTAGAGCTTACACCCCTACCCTGCTTATACTCTGGATAAATCTTACGGCGTTTTTTAGAACCACCCTTACCATCAAAAACTATGATACATCGCGTTGGTTTGAATTTGTTTATACCATAACGAATAGACTTCAAAAAACCGACTATTCCACCAACATGACTACCATCTTCATTCATAGATGGATTTACAGCGAAAGCTCTGATGAAAGTATTCAGACCATCAGATATGAATACATGCTCATCCGGCTTTCTGTTGTTTGGTTCTTTTTCTACATCTGATTCGTATTGTTTGTATAAATTAGAAAGAGATTTCTTACTCATCTACAAATTCATCTGATGTTGAAACATCATCGATACCAAGCTTAGCCGAATCATATTTCAATATTAATTTATCACAAATTAAATTATACACATACTTTTGTGTATCTTCATCAGCCATCAAAGCACCCCAATCCTTAGATTGAAACTTATGTTCTTTATCATCTTGGTCTACAAAGGTATACCATGCGCCGGCTTGTTTGATGAGTTTATGGTCTTTCAATACAGTCAACCAACTACCAAAATCATCAATACCCTTATCAAAGAACAATTGAAAGTCAGCACTCCTCAATGGTGGACCTAATCTGTTCTTTATGATTTGAGCTCTTATCTTAATACCGACAGTATCTTTTTTAGTATCTTTGATTTGTCCAACATTCTTCAATCGAACACGAGTCGATGCATGAAAAGGAAGAGCCTTACCACCTGATGTAGTCCACGGATCTCCAAACATCACACCTAACTTTTGTCTCAATTGATTTGTAAATATCAAACATACCTTTTGACGAGCAATCATCTGAGTTGTTTTTCTCATAGCTTTTGATAGTACAATTGCTTTTGAGGTAGCCCAACCATCCTTATCGAAGTCAGCATCCATCTCCACCTTAGTGGAAGCGGCGGCTAAACTATCAACCAATATTGTAACTAACCTATCTTTGCTTGATTCTCTAATCTTTGTAACGATTGTTTCAATAGTATCAAATATTTCTTCAACAGTCTCTAAGTGTACATACAACATATTTTCTGTATCAACACCTATTGCTTGTAAAAATTCAGCTGAAACAGCAGACTCAGTATCTATATAGACAGCAAGCCCACCTTTCTTTTGTGTAGAAGCAAGAGCATGAGCACCAATCAAAGATTTACCACTACCCTCTAAACCATTGAGTTCCGTAATCCTACCGGCAGCTAATCCACCATTAGGGCGATTAGATATCGCTAAGTCCATCAATGTAGAACCCGTTGAAATCCAATCCGTCACATCAGTGGGTGTTTCGGTAACACCATCTAAAAAATATGCAACCTGATGTGTCTTTGATTGTTTATTTAGTTCACTTGCTATAACATCAGCCAAATCATCACGATTTTCATTTTTGTTTGCCATAACTTTCCTTATAAGTTTGAGGTGGCGGATAAAAGGAGGAAAAAGTCCACCACCTCATTAATCCGATTTATCGGATATTAACTATTAAACAACTTATCGAAATCATCCTCTACTTTAGTGGATGCTTCGGTTGTAACCATTTCTTGAACAGGCTCCTCAGTCTTCTCCTCAGCAGCTGATGGGTTTAGGAAGTTTTGAAGATGTTCCTTCAACTCATCATATGTTGGTTCAGTATAGAGCTCTGCATAATTGGGTTGGTTTTCCAACAACTCCTTCTGCATTTTAGCATTATCAGCCAATTCAGTCTGATTAGGCTTCACACGGATGGTAGTCTTACCATATTGATTGCCAGCTTCAGCAGGTGTTTGTCTCTCAACAACAATATCACGACCTGTCATTGGGTCTGAGATATCACCATAATCTGGATCAGCGATGATACCCAATAGTTCTTGGTAGACAGTCTTACCGAATCCCCAAAACTTAACACCCTCATTCTCTTCACCTCTCACGATGACTGGTGCGAATGTTCTCATCTTAGGTTCGATTCTCTTACCTTGAATCCACTCATCCTTATCTCCTGATGATTTTAACTTATCAGCAAATTGTTGAACAGGATCAGGACGACCGAAAGATTGTGGCGACAATACAGTTTTGTTTGGAACTAAACTGTAATGAAAAAACAATTCAGTAAATGGATTGTCTTTATTATGAGTATAAGGAACTATTCTTATCTGAGTCTTTCCTGGTTGTGGTTTCCAAATAACAGAAGCAGTTGTGCTTGTATTCTGTAACTGATTTAATCTGGACTTTATTGCATTTATATCCATGCTTTATTCTCCTAGTTATGTTTAAGGTTTAGTATCTGTTAATAAATATCAACAGATTTTGTTTTATTGTTTATAATATACAAACTTTATGTGTTAAAAACAAGAGGTTTATAGATTTATTATCTTTAATATTCTTGTTGGTATTACTGATAACCCTTCCTTATTTGTTATCAATATTTTATTACTATAGACATCCCACGGTATTTC